GCAAGCATGGAATAGTCATTACTTGGGCCAACCGCCCAAGCATGTCCGGGGTAATGCTTTTCCAAGGTATCGGCAACGTTTTTGACCATGCTCATCATGGTCGCCTCTTTCATCATGCTCCCCTTGTGGGCATCAATGAGAACTTTCATCAGTTAGTAACAACAGAAATGAATACAACGATGGCAATTCCAATAGCAATTGCAAGTTTTGGTTTGCTTCTGCAAAATTCCTTGATCTTTTCTAAATTCATTTTTTTGGCCCATAAGGTCGGTGGGGGTTCTCGTAAAGTTTCCTCTTAGGAAAGTTGTACACAGGGATAGGCTCCTCTGGCCCTGCGGCTTTATCGACTAACTGCCGCCACGGATACTTTCTTGTTTTTACCTTGCTCAATGAATCGTCCTCTTTTCTTCTGTCATTAGTTCCACGGTTTCACTAACAATTGATTCAAGAAGATCACTGAGGCATTGGGTAATCGCTAGTTCCTCTAACTCCCCTTCCGGAACATCGATAAAGTTCTGTAAAAAAGAAACTGCTAGTTGGTCTGTATTCATAACAACCTCAGTACGCGGGCAACGCTTCCGGCTCTAGATCGTCGGAGTAAAACGTTTGGGGTGGCGATGCTTGGATGTCATAGATACGCGACATTGCATCCAACATATCGACATGAACTGCCGGGAATAAGTTGTATTCGTTATCAATCATTCGTTGAGTAACGTCATACAAACGCCCGTTTTCGTCTTTCTGTTTTATTGGGCGAACAATGAGCGAAGCATCGCCCTGCTCAAATGCCATTTTTTGTTTTGACGTTAGGTTGTCTGATGACGGGGCCAGAAAGAAGCGCCAGTTCTCAAAGTCGGGCTGTAGTCTTTGAACGCGATCCCGTTTAGAACCTGGCCCTTCTCTCGGCCACGCCAATTCTTCAATCGGGAAGTAGTTGTTCTCGATCTTCATCATCTCCTTGAAATGTTCGATATCGGAATCCTTTCCGTATCGCTCATATCCAACCTTTACCGTTCGGACACCCGCCTGACGTAACCAACGATTCCTTAACTTCGTCAGTGATTGCCAACGCTCTCTTAGGTTTAGCCTGTGGCAGAGGCCATCAAGGAGATACTTATTAAATGCGTGATCTATTCCGATAATGGCAATAGCGGTTCTATCGGAAGATGCTTTTTTTGAATGCGCCGGGTCGCACAGAATGTAGATGTTCAACACCCGTGGTCGAATCTCTATGCGCCTGATCCACTCTGGATCAAATACTTGCTCGGAACCCGCTATGGGGTTCTGCAACATCTGACAGGCCAAAACGTATTGCCCCATCGATGATTTCTTTTTATCCCATTCCTCTTGTGTCAAAAGGATCGGGTTCCCATCCGGAGCGCCAGAGTCGGTTGCGGGGTAGATACGAGTCTCTGTTCCGCGCTCGATCAACTCTCGGTAGGTATCGGCGTAGTGATACCGCGTACCGATATACCACTCTCGGTTTTGACCACCCGCCAAGTTCTGGGAAAGGTCGAGAGACTCCGTAGTTTTTGCTATCTGATCCGGAGTGTTTACTGAGTCTCTGGTTACAACATCGTCGTAAATTCTTAAATCGTAGTGTCGGGATATGGGCTGTCCGTCTACCAAACCCCATGCTTCTACAGTGGCCTCTTTTGGGTTGGACTTTCTGTTGACAATAATTCCAGAATCTTCACTCCATTGTGGCGAATCCTGCCTTGGATTTTGGTAACAAATATCAGGAAACAGGTCACGAAGAAAATCGTTTATCTCAAACTCACGTTTGATCTGTTTAAGAAAGCCTTTCGCAATAGGTCTTGTATGGGAGAAGATTCCTATTGTTATGTTCGGGTCTTTCAGAATTTCCTGAATTGTCCCCGCGTAAGTAATGATTGTGGACTTGTAGTGACCCCGCGCCCACAAATCGAGATGGCCGTCTGGGTTCTTCTCTACTTCTCTGCATCGGTCATATAACCAAGGATGAACCGCATCCTTACGGTTAAGAAGTATTACGAGAAGAAACCAGCGGTCTATCTTTGCGAGTTCCCGAATGATCTCCGGGTTGTAATTATTATTAAGAAGGTTTTTATAAAAGGTTCCCGCTTGTTCAAGCGTTGCAGTTGGTAAGTACCCTTTAGCCTTCTCAATAAACTTCTCAGGTTTCATTGATGGGTTTCTCACGAAACCACATGGTGAAACACTTCTTTTCGCCAGAGCCAACTGGCATGCCCCCATGAAGGGAGTCCGGGTGCGCTTTTGACCTGTCTTTGCCTACGTTACTAAACACAAGCATTCTTCTGGCACGGGGTCTTACGCTGTAACCTAAAACGGGAAATGCAGTTTCACCGCCTCCGTTTTCAGGAATATCGTTAAGGTAAACCATTGCGGTGTAAATTCTTTGACCGCCGTGGTTGTAGTGATTCCATTGTTCAGAGGATTGATCGAACGCATCAAAGTGCGGATCGTATCTCTCTCCTTTTCCGTAATGAAGTAACTGCGCTTTTTCTGCGTGTGACAACTCCATACCAACAAATCCCGCAATACGATTGCACAGATTAAAAAACGTCAGTGACTCCGTGTGGTCTATCCACTTTCGGTATCCGGTTCGGGCTTCAATTTGTTCTCCCTCACCATCCTCGGTACACACCGTGGACTCTTCCATCTCCTCAAAAAAAGAAAGCACATCTTCCTTCTCTTCCTCAGAGATAAAATTATCTAAAACGGTAAGTCCAATTTCGCCTTGGTAGATAAGCGAATTAGGTGCGACAGGAGGTGTATCTCCCATTTATCCCTTCTGCAACAATGAGTGCGCTCTGTTTATCTCATTAGCGTGTGCAATGTTTCCAGATTTGTTCGCCTCTTTCATGGCGCGAACATAGTTGTTGTAGTAAGCGTCGTTGTTGCGATCCCCTTTAAGGGACTTGCCAGAGTTAGGCCCGGAATGTCCGGCCCCATGCATGTACGTCCCTTGGTTTTCCCACTGCGATCTCGATGCAATTGGGGCTGGCTGTGGTGGAGCCGGGGGCGGTGGAGGGGGGCTTGGCTGTGGAGCGGGCTGTGGAGCGGGCTGTGGCCGTGGAGCGGGTTGTGGACTTGGCTGTCTAGCGGGTTGTCTAGCGGGTTGTGGACTTGGCGCTGGAGCCGGGCTTGGCTCCGGAGTCTCAAACGGCAGAGTCTGATCTGAGATAGGCAAACTTTCTGGGGGCGGCGGGGTCGGCTCTGGTTGTGCAAAACGATTCCAGTACGACCAATCAATATTCATACCTGAAGGAATCTGGTAGGAAAAATTAGTCACGCCTTCTGAAGCGGCAACGCTAGGATTTGGATATGCCTTACCGTTAATCGGATCGTAAACAATAGCGTCTACGGTTCCCGGTTGTGTGTTGGCATACGAAGACGGGCGAGAGCCAATCATTGCCTGACCCTGTTCTACTGGGTCAGTAGACTCGCCTGTTTCAACCGTAGCATCTACTTCCTCTGCCGCCGCTTGGTTTGTCTGTTGCCGTTGCAACTCGGCAAATCGTCTTAAAAAGTCTGCTGAATACATTACCTTTCAGCCTTTCTCTTGGTTTGGTTACGAAGCATCTCTATCTGGTTGATTGCTTTTTCAGTATCGTCTTCCATCGTACTACTAATTTCAGCAATACGAATCGCGGATTCAGTTAGTGCATCAAACTTTTCCGGCGCTTTTTTCTTTCGCGACCAACCGATGCTTTGTCCTTTCGGTGATACGTTAATCATTTGATTGCCCTGTTTCTCGATCTTGACATCACCCGAAGGTTTGATGCTTTGTTATCAGTTGGACGGCGATTTGCATGATGCACATCCTTCCCGTCACCCTTCGCAACCCGCCCAAGTTTGGTCAGTTTCCTACGAGCCTTATTTCTTGAACTTCTCTCAGCAATTGCTTTAGGAGAAGAATGAAATTTTTTGTACTCCTGCTTGTAGTTGCGGGGTTTACCGCCTCCGGTTTTGTATTCGCTGGGCTTTCTGGCCCTGATGAGTCCTGCCATAGTTAAAATCTAAATTCGTAAGTAGCCATTACCCGATTCTCGCTGTAACTAGCGCCAACCGAATGATTCCCGATCTGCTTCTT